GGACAACTACAGTCTTCATTAGAAGAGTTTTTTCAAAGCCAAAAAGATCAAGGTATTTAATTATGAATGAAGAACCGACAGACCTGTATGAAGATATGAGAACTCTCAATAGTCTCTATGAGGAACTATGTTGGGATCATCATGAAGTCTTGGAGTTTATTCCAGACTTTAAAAATGACAGAATTATTATTAAACGCAAAACTACATTATGAATAAATTTTCACCATCACATTATCAAAGAGGTAAAATTCAAGTTTGGGATTTTATCGCTGATCAAGAACTTGATTTCTTTGCAGGCAATGTAATCAAATATGTTTGTCGTGCTGGTCACAAAGATCAAGAGGGTGAGTTAGACGACCTTAAAAAAGCAAGAGTCTACATTGATAAAAAAATTGCCTTATATAATGACAGATCTTAAAGATTGGTTGAACTCAATCAATACAACTAAAACTAATTTAATTGATGAAGATCCAGATATAGAAAAGAGTTACCCATCTTATATTGTGAATAGATGTTTATCTGGTCAGGTTGATTCTGTGATGTTTGCAAATGAAATGAATAAACATCCTAACTTAGCAAAGAAGTTACAGTATGACTTTTTCCTAAATAGTCTCAGAAAAAGGAAAAGATTTTCTCCTTGGCTTCGCAAGGATCAAATTGAAAACCTTGAACTTGTTAAACGTTACTATGGTTATAGTAATGAAAAGGCAAAACAAGTTTTAAATATTTTGACTAGAGAACAACTCTCGTTTATACGAGATCGACTTGAGACTGGAGGGAGAAAATGAATTCGATTGTCGAACCTCAAATCACTTGGTCGCCAGATCAAATGATTGAGATTACATTAAATGAACCTGATGATTTTCTTAAAGTAAGAGAAACACTCACTCGTATTGGTGTTGCTTCAAGAAAAGAAAAAAAACTATATCAATCTTGTCACATTCTTCATAAACAAGGTAGATATTATATCGTTCATTTTAAAGAACTATTCGCACTAGACGGCAAGAGAGCCAATATTACGGTCAATGATGTACAAAGAAGAAATCGTATCATCCAATTGCTCTTAGATTGGGGATTGGTAAGTGTTGTCGCGACTGATAAAGTTAATGACATTGCTCCACTTAATCAAATTAAAGTTATATCCTATAAAGAAAAGGGTGACTGGAATCTAGAAACCAAGTATAATATTGGTAAAAGAAAAAAACCAGAGGAGGAGTAATGTCTGATTTAAAAAAAGATGTAGATAACCTACTAAGAGAAGTTGTAGGAGACTACAAGAACGATAAAGATTCAAAGAAGAATCTAAATGAAGAAAGTGAAGAACAGGAACTATTGAATGACTGACAATTTACATCGAAAGACTTTGCTTCATCTCTTAAAAGAAAGAGCATACAAGCACGGTCAATTTATTTTATCATCTGGTAAAGAAACCGAACATTATATTAACTGCAAACCTGTCACGTTATCATGTGAGGGAAATGCACTTTTATCTCGTCTAATGATTAATCATGTAGAGGATGATGCGATAGCAGTTGGTGGTCTTACATTGGGTGCAGATCCATTAGTATGTGGTGTCGCACAGAGAGCCTATTACTCAGGTCATAGACATATCGATGCTCTTATTGTAAGGAGAAATCCAAAAGGTCATGGCACAAAAGAAGTTATCGAAGGTAATAAACCACCAAAAGGATCTATTGTTACAGTTCTAGAGGATGTAACCACCACGGGCAGTAGTGCAATTAAGGCTGTTAATGTATTGCGTGATGCAGGGTACATTGTAAATCGTGTTGTTGCAATCGTGGATCGTCAAGAGAATCATAAGGTGTGGGATAATAATGAACTCGAATTCATATCTTTGTTTAAATTAGAGGATATTATTAAATCTTAATGAAGATTTATAACTCTTTTAAAAAAAATATTAAATAGTTATGTGTTCATATGAGGATAAATCATGCACAATCTCATCTCATCTAATAACCTCAGATCATGGTTACATACTGAAGCCAACGAGCTATCTACTATAGACCCAATAGAGGATTATTACGAGTGTGTATCAGAGTGTGACATGAATGATAAAACCTGTATAACACATTGTCGCGTCCTACTAGAGTAGGAGGAAAACCGAAATATGATTAGGGGGTGATCATCACCCCTTTTTTTTATCTTCTGTTATAATTAGTTATGTCGCCTTCGGGGACATAAAACACAACTCGCTTATTTAAGGAGAACTATGATGAGTATTCAAAGATACCGTGCTGCCGATCTTGAGAACATAATGGATCGCATCACAAAAAATAGCATCGGACTTGATGACTATTTCAATAGATTTTTTAATGAGACCGTAACAAACTATCCACCTTACAATCTCATACAAGTGAGTAATTCTGAATCTCGATTAGAGATTGCACTTGCTGGATTTAAAAAGGAGGAAGTCAATGTCTTTACAGAATACGGAAAACTCTTTGTTGAGGGAAAGAAAAAGGATAAGGAGACAGAATCCGAGTATTTCCATCAAGGATTGGCTCAGAGATCTTTCAAAAGAGCATGGACACTCTCAGATGATTTTGAAGTCAGAGATGTCTCGCTTGAGGATGGACTCCTTACCGTCAAATTGGGTAAAGTAGTTCCAGAACATCATGCTCGTAAAGACTATCTCTAGGAGGCAATATGAAACTTTTAACTCCTTTCACCGTAATTAAAAATGCAAAGAGTGATATCAAAAGGGTAAAAAAGAAAACATAAATATTTTTTCAAGAGGATCTTGACGATCCTCTTTTTTATTGTTATAATATAGTATCAAAAAATAAATTAGATGACCATTAAATTAGTAATGCTCAAGTCTGGTGAGGATATTATCACCGATTTACAGGAAATTAAATCTGAAGATGAAGTAATTGGATATTATTTTGATGATCCTAGAATTGTAAAAATGTATCAACCAAAGGAGCCAACTCTTTTAAGTGAGGAGGGAGAGAATAAAGAATATGCATCAAGATTTAATGTTAGATTCTATCCTTGGATTCCACTATCAAAAGATAGTAAAATACCCTGTTCAGCAGACTGGGTAATTACTATTGTTGAACCCTTAGATAAATTAAAAGAACAATATGAAGAGAAATTAACTAATGCAAAAAATGGTAAAAATTCTACTGCTAACAAATAAAGAATATATAATATCTGAAATTGAGGAGGTTCCAGCAGAGTTTGGAGATCCTAATTGCAAGTTAATCAATCCATGTTATACTGATAACATGGAAAGATGGTGTAATGAATATACGAATCAAAAAACTATGATGATTCATTCTGATAAAATCATAACAATCATAGATCCCAATGAAGAATATTTAAAAAAATACCTTGATGCAACTTCGTGAAATTCTATACAAATATACAACTCATAGGTAATCAATTTTTAATTCGTGGCTATGAGAACGGAAAACATATCACACATCGAGAAGAATGGAAACCAACTTTATTTGTTCCATCTAAAAGAAAAACAAAATATAAAACTTTAGAAGGTGATTCTGTTGAACCGATTCAGCCTGGATTTGTTAGAGATTGTCGTGAGTTTTATAAAAAGTATGAAGAGGTTGAAAACTTCAAGATTTACGGTAATGATCGATATGTTTATCAATACATTTCAGAAAAATATCCAGAGGATCATATACAGTTTGATATTAAAAAGATAAGACTTGTAACAATTGATATTGAGGTTGCTGCAGAAGGTGGTTTTCCTGATGTTGAAAATGTTGCCGAAGAAATGTTGTTGATTAGTTTACAGGATTATGCAACAAAGAAAGTTATAACCTTTGGTTCAAGGCCATTCGTAAATAAAGATCCGAATGTTACATATGTTCTTTGTGAGAATGAAACTATTTTATTGACATCATTCTTGGCATACTGGAGAAAAAATCTACCAGAAGTAATTACTGGTTGGAACTCTCAGATGTATGATATACCATATCTTGCTGGTCGTATCAATCGCATTCTTGGTGAGAAGTCTATGAAAGACTTATCGCCTTGGGGTCTTGTATCTCAGGGTGAAGTTTATATCAGTGGTCGTCGAAATATCACATATGATATCGGCGGTGTAACTCAACTTGATTATCTAGATTTATATAAAAGATTTACATATACAAATCAGGAATCATATCGATTGGATTACATTGCTAACTACGAACTT